GCATGGCCAAATTAGACAAATCTTTATACACCAAAGAACAGTGGAAAGCCATCAAACATCAGCGTAACTCTGACAAAGCACAGCACAGACTGACCAAGCAGGGTCATAGCACAACAGTGCAGCCTGCTCCTCATCAGCACACACCTGTTGCACCCACACCTCAACACAGACCACCAGTGGATGGCAACATTGCTTTTGTGGTGGGCAATGGACTGAGTCGCAAAAATATCAACCTGGATTATCTGCGCGAATGGGGCAAAATTTATGGTTGCAATGCACTGTATCGTGAATTTAGACCAGATTTTTTAGTGGCAGTGGATGCCAAGATGATTGTGGAGATTTGTGAAAGCCAATGGCAACTGCAAAATTCTGTGTGGACCAATCCCAACAAAAACATGGAAAAGTTCAAAGGATTGAATTTTTTCAAACCCAGTCAAGGATGGAGTTCAGGACCCACAGCACTGTGGTTGGCCACTTCACATCAGCACACCACACTTTATATATTAGGGTTTGATTATGTGGGCACTGCAGAGGGCAAACTCAACAACCTTTATGGCAGCACACGCAACTACCGCAACAACACAGATCCAGCCACATATCATGGCAATTGGCAGCGTCAAACCGGCATTGTGATACAGAAAAACCCCAAAAACCAATACATTAGGGTGGTGCCAGACAGTGGAACAGGTTATCAAGCAGAAGATTTTAAAAAATATCGCAATTACTCCGAAATGCGGGTGTCAGATTTTCGTAACAGCTTTTGCAGACCAAAACCTGTGTAAAACCAGTCAAAATCGACCTATATCTACCCACTTTTTAAAAATTTTGTTAAATAAAGGAGACAGCCTTATCAATAAACTAACCAACAATCAAGGAGACACTAATGTCAGAAAACACAACCAATAAATTCGAGCAAATGCTTGAAAAACTTACCGCAGATGACAGAACTGGTGCAGAAGCTCTATTTCACGAAATAGTAGTTGAGAAATCACGTTCGATCTACGAAAATTTATTAGAATCAGATTTAGCTGATATAGCAGTGGAAGAAACTGCTGTGGAAGAAGCTAAAAAAGATAAAGAAATGAAAAAAGCAGACAAAGAAGATTCTAAAGAAGAAATGAAAAAAGAATCTACTGAAGAAGTTGCTGCTGAAACAATTGCTCCAGTTGCAGTTGCTCCAGTTGCAGTTGCTCCAATAACTGCTGAAGTAGGCGGAGATGCCTCTGACGACATGATCGCAGACATCGAAGACGAAAAAGATGCTGAACACAAAGGTGAAGAAAAACCTGCGGATGCAGACATCGAAAACAAAATAGTTGATTTAGAAGATGCAGTGGAAGAACTAAAAGCCGAGTTTGAAAAATTAATGTCAGACGAAGGCGACAAAGAAGATGCTAAAGACGGTGAAGGCGATAAAGAAGCTGAAAAAGAAGCCGTAGCAACAGAAGTTCAACCAAATGCAGAGGAAGTAGCACCAGTAGCAACTTCCGCACTTGGCACACAACCAGCCAACTCTGAAGACAAAAGCGAAAGAGAAAGAATGAGAGAATACGTGGACAAAGTGGCAGTGAAGCATGCTGACCATTCTGACAACGCAAAATCTCCAACTCCTAAGCAAGCGAAATCAATGGGCGGAAAAGCTGTTGACATCGTAGGTTCAGAAGAAAAAGGTAGACCAGCTCCAAAAGCGGAGTTGAATGACGGAGGCAATATTAATACGCCTGGCGCATCTATCAAGTTGGTAAAAGCCAAAGGCCCAGAAAATGCTGACAAGTCGGACAATTCGACCAGTGTTGTGGGTAGCAAATAGTACAGTTAAGGACTTATAAAGTAAAAGATGTTAACATTACGTGAAACATTGACATTCGATCAAGCAGGCTTGATCGTGGAGTCTACAGAGGACAAAAACGGGGGTAAGAGCCTTTACATGAAAGGTATCTGCATTCAGGGAGGCGTGAAAAATGCCAACCAAAGAGTGTATCCTGTTAGTGAAATCGGTAGGGCTGTCAACACACTCAACGATCAGATCAAAGGTGGTTATTCAGTGTTGGGCGAAGTGGATCATCCAGAAGGACTTAATATCAATTTGGACCGTGTGAGTCATATGCTGTCAAGCATGTGGATGGACGGCCCAAATGGACACGGCAAACTAAAAATATTACCTACGCCGATGGGACTACTAGTTAAAACAATGCTGGAAAGCGGAGTTAAACTGGGAGTCTCGTCGCGTGGTTCAGGCAACGTCAAAGAAGACGGATCCGGACAAGTGAGTGATTTTGAAATCATCACTGTGGACATAGTGGCTCAACCGTCAGCTCCGGGAGCCTATCCAACACCAATTTATGAACATCTTTTGAACACAAGAGGTGGTTATAGAGCTTTAAACATCGCAAGGGACACACAGGCACAAGAATACTTAAAGGAACAACTGGTGAATATCATCAGTAAACTCCGTTAAACAAATAGGAGAAAATATAATGTTAGATGCACTGAAATCGCTTTTTGAAAACAATGTTGTTTCCAAAGAGATCAGAGCTGAAATCGAAAATGCTTGGAATGCTAAAATTAATGAAAATAAATTAGCAGCCACAGCAGAACTTCGTGAAGAGTTTGCTAAAAAGTATGCACACGACAAACAGCAACTAATTGATGCTGTGGACAAGTTAGTGTCAGAAAAATTAGCAGTGGAAATTGCTGAATTTGCAGAAGATCGCAATCAATTAGCAGAAGCCAAAGCACAATACGCAGTGGCCATCCGTGAAAACACAGATGCACTGAAATCTTTTGTGTTTGAAAGACTCGCAGCGGAGATCGAAGAACTACACGCAGATCAAAAAGTTGTGTCTGAAAACTTCAGCAAACTTGAAGAATTTGTGGTAGAAGCTCTATCTAAGGAAATAGCTGAGTTTCATCAAGACAAACAAGACCTAGCAGAGACCAAAGTACGCTTAATCAGAGAAGCCAAAGCTCATTTTGAAAAAGTTCGCAAGAACTTCATCGAAAAGAGTTCAGCGGTGGTGACTGAAACAGTTAGCAAAGTTCTTACCAAAGAAATTGGCCAACTTAAAGGCGACATTGAATCTGCTCGTAAGAACGACTTTGGACGCAGATTGTTTGAGACATTTTCAGAAGAGTATGCTTCAAGCTACTTGAACGAAAAATCTGAAACATCTAAACTTCTAAAAGTGGTCAAGATCAAAGACCAACAAATAGAAGATGCGAAAAAAGCTGCACAAGAGAATGCCAAATTGGTTGAAGCAAAAGACGCCGAAATCCAATCAGCAAAAGATGCAGCAGAGAGATCAGCAGTTATTGGTGAGCTTACAGCTCCTCTTAACACTGAACAAAAAGAAATAATGAAAAACTTACTGGAATCAGTTCAAACAGCAAAATTAAGATCAGCGTTTGACAAGTACATGCCATCAGTAGTAAACGGCGGTACAGCACCAGCGAAGAAAAAGGCTTTGAATGAAGGCACTGAAGTAACAGGCGACAAGACACAAACTAACGTTAGACAGGTATTCGATAACAATATATTTGCTATTCGAAGACTTGCCGGTTTATAAACAAACAAAACAAATAGGAGACAAATAAAATGTCAGAACTAACAGAAGCACGCTGGTCAGAAACAAAATCAGCATTGTTAGAAGGGCTAAAAGGTAACAGAAAATCTGTTATGGATGTGACTCTTGAAAATACTAGAAAGTATATCAATGAATCAGCATCAGTAGGAAGCACTTCTGCAGGCAATGTTGCTACTTTAAACAGAGTAATTCTACCAGTAATAAGACGAGTTATGCCAACTGTAATCGCCAACGAATTAGTAGGCGTACAGCCAATGACTGGTCCAGTGGGACAAATCCACACGTTAAGAGTAAGATACGCAGAAGCATCAAGCGGTACAACTACAACTACTGCTGGTGAAGAAGCTTTATCACCGTTCAAAATCGCAGAAGCATATTCTGGCGACAATTCATCTACTAAAGCAGGTTCAACATCAGCTTTAGAAGGTACAGGTGGTAAAAAACTATCGATCCAAATCTTGAAGCAAACTGTAGAAGCCAAAAGCAGAAAATTATCTGCAAACTGGACCTTCGAATCAGCTCAAGATGCTCAATCACAACAAGGTATCGACATCGAAGCAGAGATCATGGCAGCATTAGCTCAAGAGATCACTGCAGAGATTGACCAAGAAATCATTGGTTCATTGTATTCATTAGCTGGTTCAGCTTTCAATACATTTGACCAACAAGCGGTTTCTGGAACTGCAACTTTCGTCGGTGACGAACACGCAGCTCTTGCTATCTTGATCAATAGAGCAGCTAACGCGATAGCACAAAGAACAAGAAGAGGCGCTGGAAACTACGCAGTAGTATCTCCAACTGCTTTGACTATACTTCAATCAGCTACAACTTCAGCATTCGCAAGAACAACTGAAGGCACATTTGAAGCTCCAACTAACAATAAATTAGTGGGAACTTTGAACTCAGCTATGAAAGTATACGTAAACACTTATGCATCAAGCGATGATGTGTTAGTAGGATACAAAGGTTCATCAGAAGCAGATGCTCCAGCGTTCTACTGCCCATACATTCCTTTAATGTCATCAGGCGTTGTTCTTAACCCAAGCACTTTCGAACCAACTGTTTCTTTCTTAACAAGATACGGTTACGTAGAATTGTCAAACACTGCGTCATCTTTAGGTAACGCAGCTGACTACTTGGCTAAAGTTGCAGTAACAACTGCTAACTTGTCGTTCGCGTAATAGCACGAAAAGAATATTAAAAATGGGGGGTGTAAAAACCCTCCATTTTTTTTGACTTCAAAATCGTTGACAAATCAAAATATATCAGCTAATATACACATATGAAAACATTATTATCATTGGCAGCATTGCTGTTGACAGTTGGTTGCTCCAACATATCCAGTCCAAGAGTGGAATTTGGTATGAAGTGTGTGATGACTGGAGACAAAATTGCTTACAGCTATGTTTGGGTGTATGACAAACACATTGGTTTACCAGCCACAGCTGAAACATGTTCTGCTCTGAAAAAAAATTAAAAAATACTATCAAACTCATTCAACCCATATTTGTGAATGACACACACCAATCTTATGATTCAGGATTGGGAGAACACAATCAAAACTATTGTGTGACGGATGCTGTGCAAAGAATTCGCACAGATATTTCTTTGGGACAACAGAATTTTTTATTGTTCGTTACCACAAAAAACAAATCAGATCAGCCCAATTGGCAGTCACATCAACACATAGCTCAACAGATCAAAACAACATTTGGTGATCAAATATACTTGATTGCTGATGTTTGTTTGTGTGGTGTTAGAACAGATGGTCATTGCTGTGTGCCTGATGATGCTGTGTTAACACAAAAACATTTGGGTGAATTGGCACAAGCATATCTCACAGCAGGTGTGGATTGTGTGGCACCCAGTGACATGCAACCATTCACAGTGGCCACTATAAAATCCATCACTGACCGACCAGTGATGAGTTATTCCACCAAGTTTCGCAGTGCTTTGTATGCACCTTTTAGATTGGCAGTGGACAGCACGCCCAACACAGAACGTTGGTATCAATTGGATGTGCGGGATCGTGATGCTGCTGTGAAAAGTTCTATCAATTATTCAAGTCAAGGTGCAGATTTTTTAATGGTTAAACCAGGCATGAGCAGCATTGATTTGATCAAGCCCATCATGGATGCCACTGGTAAACCTGTGGGAGTGTATCAAACTTCAGGAGAATGGGTGGCCATACAATCCAGCACAGTGAAGGATAAATTGTTGCAGGAAAGCATGTGGGTATTCATCAGAGCAGGTGCAGATTTTATGATATCATATGGGGCAAGACTGCTGCAAAAATCACTTAAATAATTGCATGGCAGATCAAACAGAAAAAGAATTGATGCAATCATATCTAGCTCAGAGGAAACAACTGGACACATGGATCCGACATCACCCCATGTTTGCACATGAAATACAAAGAATCAAAAAACACATCGACAAACTGATGAACCAGCGTGCGGATCTATTGATACAGTATCGTCAAACTCGTCGAGAACACTTCAAAGAGCAGGCCAGAATAGTGTTGTTGCAGGCTCAAAATCATCTGAAAACATTTTCAAAACTAGAGCTATTAGCTACCCTGTCCAAAAGATAAATACTTGCGTTCAACACATGGTTGAACTTATGCGGTTTAACCCACCGCGTATAACATAGAACGTTAACAGGAGAAAACAAATGGGAAGACCAGTAAGATCAGACCGTAATGGAGTGCAAGTATTTGGAACATACGTGGGCGCTGCAGAAGGTATCAGATGTGAAGCCTACATAGGTGGAACAAACCAAACAGACGTGTTTATCATAAAACAATTAGGTGCTAGAAGATACAAAGTACAAGAAGTATCAGGATCAGTCACAGCAAGAGCTAAACTTGTGTCTGGTGCACCAGCAGCAGCAGGTGAAATGAGATTGACCGGACATTTAAACGGTGATCCAGCTCAACCAATTGTGTTGAGCAAATTGAACAAACGCACAGCAGCGAGCTACGCAGGAGCCAGATATAAATGGGTACTGAATGATGACTCAGCTACAGGCGAAGAAGGCAGAATAAATTTAACACTAATATCATAATACCACCACATTGGGGGGAGTGATCCCCCCAAACTAAAAAAAAATATGTCAAAGTTTTTGAGAGTTTTAGACGGCAATTACAACATCAAAGTTCAGGATGGTGGCGAAATCAAATTGGACACTGGTTTGGAAGTTGGCACAGTAAGAATCACAGGCAATTTGGTTGTGGAAGGAGATGCCACCACAGTAGAATCTGAAAATTTAGTAGTCAAAGATAACATTATCATAATCAATGATCAAGAAGCTGGTGCAGGTGTCACCCTAGGCACAGCAGGCATAAGAATTGACAGAGGCAATCAAACAGATGCTGAACTTTTGTATGATGAATCACTCAGTCCATACAATCCTGCCACAGCAACCAATGCAGACGGAGCATTTGTTTTACAATTTGCAAATTCAGATCCCATAGGATTGAGAACCAACAGCATCAGTTCTGGTGGAGAAATTGCTCTACAACCAGGCGGCAGCGGAGCAGTGTTGGCATACAAAGTCAACTATGAAACATTTGTTACACAAAACAATCACATTCCCAATAAAAAATATGTGGATGATGAAATTGCCACTGCTGTTGCCACACTAGCACCCACATTCATTGAGCGAGGAGACACCGAAGTCAGAGTGTATGACACCACATTGGGAGATCCCATCAGCAAAGCCACAGTGGAAATTGATGGAACGCTGACCAATACTTTTTTAGCCAATCAAGTGGATTTCTTGCAAGATCAGATCAACTTGGCAGAAATTAGAATACAAGAAAGCACCATTTCAGCACCAGGCACTGGTGGTGATTTAGTACTGCAGGCTCAAGGATCACAATCAGTAAGAATTGATGACACACTGCTGATCAAATCAGCAGCAATTGCACCCACATATGACGGAATTGGTTTAAAACTGTACACTGGCGCTCAAAGCACAGGCAAAACTGGATTGTTTTATGTAAATAGTACTAACACCAGAGACGAGATCATCAGTAAAAATAGATCTTTGCTCTTTAGCATGATATTTTAGGAGTAGATATGGCCATTGACAACGCACAATTAAGCACAGGATCACCAATAGCATTCACAGTGCCTGCCAACCAAAGTTGGGCATTCACCACCATACTGGTGTGCAACAAAGGATCTGGCAGTTGTACTTTTTCATTGTATGCTGTGAAAGAATCAGAAGCTGTGAGCGACACCAAAAATAAAATTGTCAACACTGCCACAGTGGAAGCTGGCGACACTTTTATTATGGACAGTGAAAAAATTATTTTAGAGGATGGCGACAAACTGTCATTTCAACAAAACGGTGGCACTAATGGTGACTTACTGGTGACGGTGAGTTACATTATAGTGTAATGAGATATTTAAAAAAACAAACCACCAATCAATCTTCTTTGAATGGCCGAGGCATCAAATTCAGTGCGCAAGAATTAGCCACCATAGACAGTGTGAGTGCATTGCTGTTGCCCAAAGGCAGCACAGGTGCAAGACCTTCACCAGTGGAAGGCATGATACGCTACAATACCACCACTCAGAATTTTGAAGCATATGAAGCCAATCCTGCATTTGGAACTCCAGGTTGGAAAAAATTTAGAACTGATGAGCCCAAAATTATTCATTCGCAAAACTTAGGCAACGGCGACAACGTAGAAAGTTTGTTCGGACCATTGGATGCCAATGATCCAGTGTCACCAGTACCCAGTGCTCCAGCACAGGTGTTGACCATGGTGGAGAACGTGTTGCAGATTCCCACCACCAACTACATATTCATACAAAATCCCTGCTATTACAGCAGTGCTCTAATAAGTTTTTTTGCTGATATTAGCACATCCGGCAAGCCAGGTGCAGGTGCATTTGCTCCAGGCACATCTGCCGCATTCAGCAACAACGCAGCAGTGGTGGATTTTGCAGACGCAGGTTTTTATGTGGGACAGACTATTTTTGTGTCTGGCAGCACCAACAACAACGGATACTACACCGTGGCTTCAGTGGCTCCTACTTTTTTAGAAATCAATGAAACATTCATCAATGAAAATGATCCAGGTTATGCCACCACAGAAACTATTGAAGGTTTGGTGAACCAATCTGTAGTGACTGGCACATTCAGCCAAACACAGGACAGCACAGCAGATGTGATAGTGCTCAACAGCACTGCTGGTCTGGAAGTGAACAACATGATTATATTTGATACTGCTTCAGGCAATATCATTGCTGACACCATATACTTTGTAAAAACTATTTCTGGCAATCAGATCAGCATCAGTGCCACTGCAGGCGGCAGCACATTTAATTTGGGCGATTCTGCTATCACAGGCAACTGGTGTGCAGGAGTGGGATATGGTAGACAACCTTCAGGCAGCACCATAGCATCTGCGACCACCACTGGCACCAATCTAATCACAGTTGTAACCACAGCCAGCATGGCAGTGGGTCAGGAGATCAGTTTCACAGGCACAGCATTTGGCAATCTAGTGGATGGCACAACTTATTACATTGTTAACATAGCATCAGGCACCACTTTGCAGATCAGTGCCACATACGGTGGCCCAGTGTTTGCACTCACCACTGCAACTGGATACATGCAAGTGTCCACATTGGGCAACAATCTATACATGTATTTCGGCACACCAGTGCCAGCAGGCAAACCTGTCACTGTGTTGCACAACTTTGACAAATAATATTTGTTATCACAGCAAATAAATACTACACACAACAAGGAGACGCATGCCTAATCCGGTAGGACGAATATCAGGCCCTTTGCTGAGAAGCAATCTACAACGCACAGATGATCTGGCTTTTGAAACAGATCTGTTGTACATCAACCATTCAGGGTCTCGCATAGGTGTCAAAACAGATTCACCCACCAGACCTCTTCAGGTCAATGGCACATTAAATTCCAACAACATCATAGCCACCAATTCAGCTGTGTTTGGCGACATGACATTCAACAGCACTGGTATCAGTGCATTGAGCGGTGTGATATCCATCACATCTGCAGGCACCATTGAAGCTCCGAATTTGCGTGTGGGCGATATTTTTTTCGATGGCAATGTGTTAGGTACCTATACCACTGATTCAGATCTGCAGCTGGAAGCCAACGGCACAGGTTCTGTGATGTTCAACAGCAGCGTGGAAGTGACCGGCAACATACATGCCACAGGAGATATCACAGCAGATGGCAACATTGTGATAGGCACTGGTGATGAAGACAATCTATCTTTTGGTGCTGATCTTGCTTCAGACATTTTACCCAATGTTTCTGCCACACCTCTCACAGCAGCCGTGATCACATCAGGCAGTTGTCCTGAAACTTGGGCTGTGCCAAGAACATTGTCAGTGATAGGCACACTGAATGGCAAAAATCGTTACAACTATTTTAATGAATATTTGGAGTGGACCGGAACATTTTGGAAATATTGGAACACCACTGTGGGTCCTGCTGCATACTATCGCAGTGATGATGTGACCACTTTTCCTTGGCAAGCCACCACATGGACTGCTGTGGGAGGACTGGGCACACCAGTGCCTATTTTTTCTCAACAGAGCAGCACAGGTTTCAACATAGGTGGTTCTCCCAGCAAACGTTGGGCAAATTACGAAGGCAAACAGGGTGATGTGGCCAATAATATTTTAGTGGATGACAATGTGAGTTTGGCAGGTATCACTGTGAATTTGGGCATTGAAAACAAATTCTATGTGAGTGTTAATGGAGTAGACACCAATCCTGGAGATCATCCTAATTTTGCTTTTGCCACATTATCCACAGCACTGTCTGCTGCTCAAACAGCAGGTGGCAACAATCTCATAATGATCATGCCAGGTGAATACACAGAAACTTTTCCTTTGACCATCCCTGCCAACACCACTGTGAAAGGATCAGGAATCAGAACAGTGAGCATCATGCCAGACACCAGTTCACAAAGTCAAGATGCTTTCAGACTCAACAACAACACCACAGTGAGTGACTTGACCATTAGAAATTTTTACAGTCCAGGATATGCTTTTAGATTTGCCAACAATATAAATGTGACTACCAAATCCCCCTACATACAAAATGTCACTGTGATCACTGCAGGTTCTGTGACATCAGGTTCAGATCCTAGAGGATTTGACGCAGGTGATGCGGGCAAAGGAGCACTGGTGGATGGCAG